AACTAGCAATGTGCAGCAGCATGTTTCTAAGGAAATGAATTGCAGTGAGTGCAATCAGAAGTTGTATAGCGAGGAATTTTATTACGAACACCCTGAAACGTATGTCTTAGGGTTGTGTGTTGAGTGCCGTTACACGTTCAGTGAAATGAGAAAGGGGTAACTGTGAGTCAAATACATGGTTATTTAAATAGTGTGCCTGAAGATTTNGGGCATANNTGGAGTAACAATTCGGATCACACACGAGTTGAGTGTCAGTACTGCGGGGATAGTTACGGCTCTCGTCGCTGGTGCGACAATCGGCTTGTGGTGTCTGAGCAAGACAGAGATATGGACGAAGCCATGTCTCAATATTACAGTCAGGAGGCTGAATAATGGAAATATCAGGTGAGGTTGATATAACTATCGACCAGTATGCAGACTTCGAGGTAGATCTCGATGTCGACAGCTTGGCTGAGGAATTAGCCACAGACCACAACTTTGTGGATGATACGGTTCTACATGCACATGTAGAAGAGTATTGCGACAGTTATGTTGCTGACCGTGTATCTGAGCGTGTTCAGGAAGAGATTCAGGAACGCAAACTTGTGGATGATAATAATCTGCAAGCACAGGTAGAGGAGTATTGTGACAGTTATGTTGCTGACCGTGTTGATGAAGAGATTCAGGAACTACGTAATCAGGTTTCAGGGTTGCAACCAGATAACAATTATGTGCGGATCAACGATCTGCACACGATCATTAAAGAAATAGTGAGAGCAGAGATATCTGTTGCTTTCGCTGCTGGGCATCACAAGATGCAAGACAGATTAAATGGAAGGGATAGCAATGCATAAAAAACCACGAGTCGGACGACCAGAAGTAGGTGAATACATCTACTACAGGACGTTCGGCATGAGTATGCGTTACGTGAAAATCACAGACGTGTACGACGATGTGAAAAACGGCAAAGCAGGCTTTGATTGTGTCGACCTACAAGGCAACACATATTGGGGTTACGATGAGCAAATCGTTAACGTTTTTTAGATCATCCAGTGACCGTAAGGTTGCACCTTACGGACGCAGACAGGGCAAATCCCCCAATGGGATGAAGCCACTTAAGCATAGTTCTGGTTTGCCTGCTGGCAAAGACTATTCGTGTCCGGGGGCAACCGAGTGGTGCTTGAGCAATTGTTACGCTGGGAAACTGGAGAGGTTGTTTCCTAATGTACGCAAGTTGTTGTTGCACAATTGGGATGTGTATCAGGAAAATAAACAGTCTTGGCTGCTGTTGCAGGAGAAACTACGACCTATGTTGAACGACTTCATAGATGATTGTTCTAAACGTGAGGTTGAGCCTGTGTTCAGGTGGTTTTGGGATGGTGACATACCTAACCGTAACTTTGCTAAGGCAATACGCAATTTGGCGTGGGAGTATCCGAACGTCAGGTTCTGGGCGTACACCAGAAACTTTGATGCGGTTAATGATGTGATAGGTCCGCCTAACTTCATTCTGTATCTGAGTGTGGACGCTGGGAATATGTTGGGTGCGTTTGCTACAAAGCAACGGTATCCAGAGGTTAAGTTGGCGTTTTGTGCTGACACTTGGGAGGAAACAGAGAGTCTTGCTTACCAGTTTGATGGTGAGCGTAAAGGTCCCCGTTGTCCTGAACTGACCGGCAAGTTGCCGTTAGTGGTTTGGGACACGGAGAAAACAGGCCACGGTGCGTGTGTTGAATGCAACATGTGTATCGATGGTGTTAACAACGTGAGGTTTGCCTCACAGAAAGGGTAACGATGATTACCAAACAACAGGTGGTCAATGCCATTGATGAAGGTCTCATTGATGGTGATGGTCACAGCATTATGGATGCCCAGTATTATTTAGGGCATGGATTCGACTGCGAGAATCTGATTACGGAATTTGAATCAGACACTAGCAGTGGTAAGACCACCATTTTCAAAGATGGTGAGATACAAGAGAAAGTTAAAGGGATTTGGTCTCTTGACTTTCATTATTGGGTAGCAGGGCAGTGCGGACTGGCACGTGGTGTTGACTACGCCGAGCAATATGGGCGTGGTTCACAAGCACAGGCTATTGCTTCTGCTCTTGTTAAATGGTCAGCAGAAAAGGAGACTGTATGACAGTTATAGAAAACAGCGAGCCGCAATATGCTCGTGAAACTATGGGTGATGCTGGGGCTTTGTTCCCTGTGCATTATCCAGCAGCACAACATCATTGTCTGCGAAGAGAAGACGCTCACATTCCAACGTTTGAGAGCGGTACATATAAGAATGTGCCTTTGTACAAGTTCGTTGTCCGTGAGGACACTGGACGTGTAGTCGGGTTGCATTCTGGGAAATACCCTGAGGTTGATGGATATCAGATGCTTGCCGACATGGCAGACATGATGTTCCCTGCATCAACTACGTCCTGTACACTCTGGGGTGCCGGTGAAAGAGTTGCTGTTACGCAACAACTTTCGGACTCCATAGATCTTGGGAATGGAGATAAAATCCAATCCCATTTAGTGTGGATCAGTTCCTTGGATGGTTCTTGGTCAACCAGTGTGTACGACATGCAACGCAGGTTCTTCTGCCAAAACCAACTAGTGGGTAGACCATTAATAAAGGTGAGGCACACGAAAAATCATGACGACATCTTTGAGATGAAAGCCACGATCCTGAAAGAGGCAGCGCAACAAGCGTTGACTTGGCAAGGTAAGGCTCTCGCTTTGAAGGAACAACCTATGATTGATTCAGAGTTCTTTGAACTGATCAATCAGTTGGTGCCTATCGAAGATGACATGTCTACTCGTAAAGAGAACTCCGTTCGGACGGCTCGTAGTTCCATATTGTACAGGTGGGAGCAAGAGAAAAAGAATGGGGCGATGGTAATGGTTGGCTTGCTTGGAACGCTATTCAAGGTGCCGAGCAGCACACTATCAACGCTGGTACTAGACGTGATAAGGCTAAGTCATTGCAGAAGGCTATCGAAGGTAAGACTCCTTTGGCTAACAAAGCGATGAGTTTGATACTGGCTCAATGATCACAAAAGTATTAATGGTTGCCGTACTCAGCGGGACTGGCAGTTGCTCGTCTCTTGGGGGAACTGGTGTCGGTGTATTTTGCACCTGAAGATCAGGACCTCATGTTAGACATAGCACACTGCGAGTCTTCCGCTGATGCGGATGACACCTACTCGACGGCTTACAACCAGAAGAGTGGTGCGACAGGCTGGTTCCAGCACTTACCCAAGTGGTGGGATGAGCGTAGTAAAAAAGCAGGGTTCGAGGGGGCGCATATTCTCGACCCGAACGCACAAGTAGGCGTTGCTGCTTACTTGTATTACAACATGAACAGCAATCCAAGATGGGGTGGTGCTTCGCATTGGTATCCGTCTTGGCGTTGCTGGGAAGGAAAGAAATGATAAAACTAAATAACGGGGCCACTCCGATAGTGTGGCAAGTAAGACATGGCGGTTCAATGGAACGACCTTTTTGCGGGGTTGTTGTTGCTGAAACAAATGCAGGGATGCATCCTTATGTTTGTTGGTCTACATACTCTGATGATGGTCAAACATTTGAATGCGTATGGGGCAACTATTGCCATACAGTAGATGAGGCTATTGAGTCATTCAATGAAAGAGTCTCTCGTGAACTGAATGATGTTAGTATATATGAAAACCGAAAAGGAGAGTTAATTGAAAATACTAGATGAGATGCCATCCGTTAAACGAAGTGGCAGAGAAGAACGTTACCCATGGGGCATGTGGTTCGATGGGAAGGTTCGACTACTGGAGGGGGACAAAGATTTTGATTGTCCACCTAAGAGCATGAAAGCAAATATTTATGCAGCCGCTCGCAGACACGGAGTGGAGATACAAGTTCGTTCGCTTGGCGATGACCTCGCTATTCAAGCCTCATAACCGGCGGTGCGGGGACGGGTTACCCTCCTTCTCGTCCTCGCACTGCTCCCTTGGGAGATTAGATGAGAACTAACTTAGAACTAAAACGTTCACCCATTCCGATGGGTGCTGGGCTTTCTACGATGCGCTGGATTGTATTGCAAGACGGTAGGATCAAAGAGTTATTTAATGACAAAGAAGCAGCGTTAAATTATATTAATACATTAAAAGAAGACTGGTCATCTAAGGATGAGTAGTTTTAAACATGGGTTATCAGCATACAAGACGAACCGTTGCAGATGTGGTATTTGTGCAGCAGCAAATCTTGAGTATGAACGCAAACAAACTGTCGTCAGACGGAAGCGTTTTACCAATGTTCAAGACCCACATGACACCTACACACTAGGGGAAATGAAAGCCATACGACAAATGGAAGGAACATAACATGGCAACCAAGAAAGAACAGTCTGTTGAAGACAGNCTAAATNAAATAGAAGCAGTAGTCTGGCCGGATGGTATAGAAGCAGGGTCTGTTGCTGACGCAATAACAGGGCTAATATCCATACTCCAACACCTACTCAAAACAGTAGGAGACCACATGAACCAACAGATCAATAGGGACGAAGAGTTCATGCAACATATTGGATGGATATTTCAATCGTTAGGTGGTGAAATCGAAGTAGAAGGACCTGAGCCTAACGACAAACCAGACCTGACAGTTATCAAAGGCGATGGCTAATCCCTTGGCTTGTGCTACTTTCATGCTATGCGGGATACCCTCTAGGGGTATCCCGCCATGCCATGTATACATGGGGTAGAATTTGAAAATGCAACCACCTGAAGATCGAATCATCCTCCGCCAATCGTGGCTCGGCACCCTAGCGATGTGTCCAGAGCGAGCCAGACAGGACATGCTCGGCATCTCCGAATCCACCGAGTCTTCCAACACAGCGATCGGCACCTCAGTCCACTACGGCATCGAACAGTGCCTGATAGAGCAAATGGAAACGGGAGATCCTCTCCCTAAACCAGAAACCATTTGCGCCTCGTTAGAAGACTGGTTTAGAAAAGAACAAGAAATAGTTAGATGGAACCACAAGGTTGATGAGTGTGTAAAAATAATAGAACTCAACACATCAGCATGGTGGGATGAAGTAAGACAGGATATTAAACCAATAGCAGTTGAGCACAAGTTTGAACTTCCACTGGTAGTTGATCACAAACCAGAGATCTGGTTGCAAGGAACCATCGACTGCATACAAGAATTTCCAAGACCAATAGTGGACTGGAAAAATCCGGGTCGTAAACCATCAGANGANTGGGAAAAGAAACGATGGTCAGTTCAAGCCGCCGCTTACACTTGGGCTGTTTCCGCTATGGCAGATAATAATCTGACCGAGCCATTAGATTTTGAGTTCGTGTACCTTGTCAAAGGTAAGGTGCATAGAACTACAGTGAACGCAGGACCGGCGGAGTGGGCATCTTTGGTTGCGCTTGCTCGCTCCGCTGGAACACTCATATCCGCAGACCTTCCCGTCTGGCCATTAAACATGGTTGGTTGGCATTGCGCTCCTAAATGGTGCGGAGCGTGGTCAACCTGTCGGGGAAGGTTTGCGGGACCAGACCCATGGAACCAACTATAGAAAGGAAGGTAGACCCATGGCAGACAAAACAGAGAACACCATAACGGTGTTCCGTAGACAAGTTATCCAAACAGGTAACTATGAACCAGCAGAGGCATCGTGTTCAATAACGATAGCGGTGGACTCTGACGACAAAGAGGCAGTAGCCAAAGAGATAGCCGATTGGGGCGAGACTTTGGAGATAGCCAACTATGAGGCACTCGGTGTCGGATACGAACTATCCGAACAGGGGGTGCGTATGATACAGAAGGAATTTCCTTCGACTACCAAAAGTGCTCCCGTGGCGAGCGCTCCGGCCAGCAATAATTCCTACGGTACTAAAGGTACAGGAGGAACCTTGGATGAAATTTGGAAAGACTTGATGGACAATCAGTCCAACTGGTGGGATCCAAATTGGCAGAAGAAGTTAGATCCAGATTCTAATTTCAACAAGGCTGGTCCAGACTATAAGCGTAAGGCTGATGGTAAAGGTATCTGGCTTACCAAGAAGGACGGCAAGTCTCTTGTCCCTGATTGGTTTGTATGCCCATTCACTGGTAAAGATTCCAATGAATTAAGTGCCATAGGTGCGGAGATTCGTTCCTAGTATGGCTACCCTGCATTCGCAGGATGAAGTGGCTGAACGCCTCGCTGTCGCTCAGGGCGGCGAGGCGGACAGCGACAAGCAACCAAGCAGATGGGCTACTACTTCTAAGGTCGTAGAAAACCTCATAGGTTTTATACGCAATCCTACAGAACGATGGTACCTAGGTTTCCCTGAAATAGATTTAGCAACACGAGGTGTTGGTAAAGGGGAAGTACTACTGGTTGTGGGTCGTTCCCACACAGGGAAGTCACAGATTCTGCTTAACTCAATAGTAACTAATCTAGTCAATGATTCTAATGCTCACGTTGTGATATTTTCAATGGATGAGCCAAGAGAATTGGTTGCGATGAAACTGTTTTGCTTATTGCAAGGGCGTTCCTCCACTGAGGTGGAAGAAGCAATCAAAGCAGGAGACAGAAACGTAATAGATGCGTTAGGTTTAGCCTCCGAACGGGAACTGTCTCGTGTCGCAATCATCGACGAATCAATGTCATTAGAAGCCATGTCAGCAGCGATGGATGAAACGAGAGAATGGTGGGGTACCAACCCTTCCTTTTGTATGATCGATTATCTTGAACTGATGGTCGGTGGTGACGCTGACGCAACTGGAGTTACATCCAAAGCGCAAGCGTTGAAACGTTGGGCTAAAACTCAACGTGTACCAGTCGGTCTTGTGCATCAAGCAGGTCGTACTGCTGGTGAACGAGGTAAACCTGCTGGTATCCACGCCGGTAGATATGGTGGCGAACAAGAAGCCATATTTGTGATGGAGGTTTACAGGAAGAAAGATCGAGAAGATCTTTCAGACTGGGAAATCAAATATCACGCGAACAGTATCAATATGAATGTTTGCAAAAATAAGAGAACAGCCAGACTCTTGGATCAAACGTATTACTTAGATCCAGAGTGCGGTCATGTTCATCCTTATTGGGAGGAACTGCTTCCAGATGGAAACCAGTAACCCTTATGAGATAACATTCGAGCAAATAAGAGATTTTGCTTTACTGTTTCGTGGCGGACGTGTCGCTAAAGATGACGGAGATTTTCGTCCTTGGCAAACAGCGGACGGTGGGTACGTACCAGCGGACGGCAAAGACTTTTTGATTGTGGTTGAAGACCACCTGAAGGACTTTCCCGCCATCGGTGTGTACCCACTGGTCGCACAAGACGATGGAATTAAAGTGTGGTGGGGATGTGTCGACTTCGACGAAGGAATGGCAGAGTCGTACATTCACGCTAAGAACTTGAGAGAAGTTCTTAAACAACTAGGAGTAACTTCTTGGGTTGAACGGTCACGTTCAAAAGGATTCCATGTATGGGTGTTCTTCACAGAGATCATGTATGCAATAGATGTACGAGAAGGATTAATGGCTGTTTGCCAGATAGTAGAAGCACCTACTAAAGAAGTTAATCCTAAACAAACTGAAGTAACTGACAGGGGTTGGGGTAATGGTGTTCGTTTACCTTACGCTCATACTCGTAAACGTGGGGGTTACAACGAGATGGATAATACTGATTATTCATTCTCTATGGTTCCTCTCAGAACATTCCTCGCAGAAGCAATACCAACACGGGTAACACCTACTGCGTGGGAGCCTGTGAGAGCCCTGTACAGCCCTCCTGAGCCTCTCCCAGCGTTTACCTATAGAAAGACCCCCTACACGGGGCAACTGGACGGTCTATCGGGCGTTATACGGCGCAACGGTCCACGACCAGAACCAGAGAAACCAGATGGAGACAGATCAGGCACACTATTTGCTCTTGCTTGTGCCATGGCAGAACAAAGATATGCGGAAGATATTATTTATAAAGAATTGAAAGAAGCAGACATAGAGTGGGGTGGGAAATATAATAGCAGACCAGATGGTGATAAACGCCTCGCAGGAATAGTAAGGGATGCTTGTAAAAAAGTAAGATAATGGAATCATTCATAGCGATAGTAGATCGCAGACCAAAAGTAAAAGCACGTCCGCGACACACCAAAGGAGGAAAAGTCTTCACTCCTAAAAGCACACTGGATGAAGAAGATTACGTGGCTAAAGCATGGGCAGAACAAGTGGAAGAAAAATTCACTGAACCCGTAGAAGTCACACTAATGTACACACCAGATGAGACAATCATTCACGTAAGCACATCACCTCATTCGGCTAAAACCCCTCCGAGGTGATCTAGACAACTATGTTAAACTCACACTAGATGCACTCAATGGAGTAGCATGGGGAAGACGACAACCAAGTAGTACGAATAAACGCGGTGAAAGTAGACAGACTTGATACTGATTGAATTAGAAAAATGGGAATACGAATGGGCATCTCATGTAGGTATCAGACGCTTTACGGAAAATTGGGAAAAACAAGATGCTGCCCATTATAAACGCGAATACATGGAAGATGACAGATCCGCACAAGTCGCAGCAGCAATAGGAGAACTAGCAGTAGCCAGAGTGACCAACCAATACTGGGGTGGTCACGTATGGGCAGGTAACCGTCACCAAGAAAACCGTGGACGAGCAGACGTAGGTTACAACATAGAAGTAAGAAGAGTTAGAACATCTAACAACGCGGCAGTACGCCGCAGGCAACTAGGAAAAGGACTTGTCCTGTTCGTAGTCAGACCAGTACCCGACGAATTTCGCACAGTCGAAATGTTAGGCTGGCGAGATCACGACGAAGCGTGGGAACTCGGAGAGCCATCAGGTTACGACGAAGAAAACACCAGAGTTATAGCAGCCAACCATTTACATTGCGTAACAACTTGGAAGGCTGATGGCAAAGAAGAAAGAATTTCCGAGTGACGACTGGGTATTCAAAGACCCTGAAAAATCACTCTACAAAATAAGACCCACATCAGAAATAGAATCCCTGATGCAACTCGCACCTCACCGTGAGGCTATTCTCCCCTCGATTGAATCAACACAAGCAGTGAAAGAAATCGTAGGTAAAATAATCGACGACCTGTCAGACGAAGACAGATGGATATTTAACGCACTAGTAGTAGAACGCCTGTCACTCAGAGGAGCAGGACGCATACTAGGCATACCCAAAACATCCTTAGCACGCAGACGTGACAAAATAAGACGTGAACTGATGGCTAAACTAATAAAATGTAAACCAATACAAGAATGGCTTGAACGATAATTACTCGTCCCAGTTAGCCAAAGACTGTCGNAACAATCCCATNAAAGAAGTAGTCCAAACAGCGAACGCNTCACCTGCTTCATCAACACCATCTAAAGCCGCTTGAAAAGCGGCAAGCAACAGTTCAGCCTCTTCCTCATGGAAGATTAGGAGTAAACCCAGAACGCCATCTGGTGACCACTTAGCATGAATGCCATCCCTAAGATCAAATAAATGGGCTGTGTCCTGAAGGTGATCNTAAATGTCTTTNTGAAGAGCAACCCCTTCAACCTCCATAAACTCATCCCACTTAGCCTCAAGGTCGGCTTCCGTCATTATTTCGCTACCTTGTCCTTAACTATAGTTTTAAGAACAGACACAGCCGCTGCTAAACCAGCAACACCCGCACCCTTGGCTGACGACAAGTCAGCAACAACGAAAACACCGAGAAACGCTTGNGCGAAAGTCCACCCTGCACGTTCCAGTACATCAAATATGTTCTTCAAATTTTTTCCTTTATTAGATTAATATCTTGGACGACGAGGCTTTCTTTTACCAGCCATTAGTCGTTCTCATCAAACTTGGCACGCATGCCATTAGCCATACGTAACATGGCATCCCCAGTAAGAGAACCTTGGTTCCCACCCTGAGAAGCAGTGTCTACTAAAACCTTAGAGGCTTTAGGTACCTTCATTGTTTTACCATCTAATTGATGTGGCATCTCAACCTACTTTCCGAAAGGGCGACCGCCATGAGCGGCGTTACCCAAATTAGTTCCCCGCAAAAACGCTGCGGCTTTCTTAGCCTTCTGACTCATATCCCACATGTTAAATGAAGAGGTAGAGTCATAAAGTTGTTCATCCTGTGAACCAAACGTTTCTTCAAACGTTCCATATCCTTTACCTTTTGGCATAATTTTTCCTTATTGTATGAACAGGCAGCCGAACGTTTCACCGTTCACCACACCTGTAACCTTCAAAAAACCTTGTGTCTCTTGAAATTTTCTAACAGCAGCCACAGTTTTCCTACCATAAATCCCATCAACAGGACCAGCATCAAAACCACGCTCCGCTAACTTTCCCTGCACTAAACGCACAGGCAAACCACGACTACGAGAAGGACGAGACAAAGGAGTCTT